TAAAAAAGGGGGTTAAAAAACCCCCTTTTACATTATTGATAAATAAAATATTATTCTATCACCTCATCAATTTTACTCTCAACAATTGCGGTGATTCTCCAATCCTGTGTATAGTTCTCGTAAACCTTAGTTACCTTCGCTTCTACGTCTGTAGGATTGTACCCTCTAACCAACTTCTCTTCTCTGAGTTTCTTAATTTTACCTGAATTCTCGTCAACCAAATCAGTGGTTACTTTTGCAATGAAATATTTTTCGTCCATAATTTAAATTTTTTAATACCCTAAATAATCGTTCAATTTTTTCATTAAGTCAAGTGATTTGTTACCATTTTCACCAACTTGTCTTTGTACTTTCATTTTTTGTTCTTCTTCAAGGTTTTCTTCAAAATTAAATCTTTCTTCAGGTTGACTGAATAAATATGCCCCTGGTGTTGATGGTGATGATACTAAGTCAAAACATATTAATTCAAAATCGTCTTGTACTTCATTCTGTTCACCAACTTTTTTAAGTGACCCAACCCCTCTTGATGAGATACCCAATGTTACCCCCTGTCTTAAGTAGTTTGCCGCCATATCACCTTTGGTAGATACTATACCTCTCTCGTGGAAACCTGGACTTGTTAATAGTTTTAATTTACCCATTAACACAGGTCCTTCCCACCATATCTCCGTAATCGTGTGAGATACTCTATCAAGGTCAATTAACGATGATTCAGGGTGGTTTAACTCTGAAAGAGCAACTCCTTTCTCAATCATTTTTTTATAGTTCTCAGCTTCTCTTTTTAGAATACGTTCAGGGTATATTCTTCCGTTTCTGTTTGGTGTGTTATACTTCTGTAAAACCGCGTAAAATTCAAACGGCTTTGAGTGGTCTAACATACCTTTAGATTCTCTAATCAGAGTTGCGTTATGCTCCTCAGTTGGCGATATATATCCTGCATCGTATTCTACTAAAATACCTTTACCAGTCTCAGTAGGATTTAAAATTCTTAAACTCATATCAAATGTTTTCTAAATAAATATCAAACATTCTCTAATTGTAGTGAATCTTCTTTTGTTTTACCTTTTTTAGTTAAATAAAAATTAAAGTAGTCGTTCCCTATAAAATTCTCATCAACAATCCTTTGTGTGATACTTTTTAGTGAGTCTTTGATTTCTTTTGATTTAAAATCCACATCATCGGGGATTAAATAAAAGTTAACTTCAAGATTCATAAATGATTTTTTACCTTCACTAATACCACTTGAACGTAAATCTAAATCAACTATAAATTTGTTATCAAACAAGTCTGTGTTAACGGATTCATATACGGAGTGTTTTATGGCTCTGCTCATATTGAGAACTGTCCTAGTCCAATTATCACATTCTTTAATAGGTTCCACCCAAGTTTGAATGTTTAGATAAATTGACTTTAAATTAACCGAGTCAACTGTTCCATAGGTAACTTTTGCAAAATTAAACCCATGAATGTGAGAGGTTTTCCCTTTTTTCATTAATACTCATAATTTCCATGTTTATTTTTTAAAAATATACGAATATTTACTTATAGAGTCAAAAACCTAATATAACTAAGTATGTTAATTGTAAAAGTAGAAAAATCGACAAGTATCGAGAAAGCCTTGAAAATATATAAAAGCAAGGTGATAAAGACAAGACAGAGTTCAGAATTGAACAACCGTAAGGAATTTGTTAAGAAATCAGTTAAGAAAAGACAACAACTGATGAAGGCAAAATACGTCCAAAAGAAATTTAAATCAAATAACGATTAAATATTCTCGTTAAGATTCTTCAATTTGAAGTACGATAATTTGTCGTACTTTTCCGAAATTACCTTATTTAAAGTCTCCTCAATTCTTGATTGAGTTGATTTGTCAGATTCAGAATTTTTCATTTCTGTTAATTTACCAATAACACTTTCTTTAACAACATTAAACTCACTCTCTAATTTATCATCACTTTCAGATAATAATTTAGTAAGTTCAGCTTTTTCAGATTCGTTTAATGAATCTATGTAATTAGAAATTGTTTTGTTTGCAACATTAACCATAGTACTTAAAGGAATGTTTACTGACTCCTTAACTACGTTAGGTTTTTTCTTTAATGTTTCAGAAATGATTTTTTTACTTTGGATTCTGTTCTCGATTGTTAAGATATTTGTACTGAACAAATTATCAATAACTTCGTAGCTGTTATCAATTTTTGGGGAACCTACCCAACCAAGAATTTTATTAATATCGTTACCTGTAACTTTATTTAAAGTGTTTTCGTAAATGGTAACACTTTCATTAATGTAATCATTAACTATCTCTGAATGAAGTCCTTTGTTTGATGATAAATCATCGTATAAGTAATATAATTTAGAGATGTTTTTATTCTCTAAAACTAATTTTTTAAAGTTCTTCATATCCTCTTTAAAAGTACCTTTTTTGTAAGATTCTAAAAGAGTGTGTTCTATTCTTGATTTAATAATTCCAAAGTTCATCATCGTGTTTTTATAATAAATATCAATCTTTTAGAAGTTTACTTAATTGTTGTTCCATAATACCTAAAGAATTTCTTGCTTTAGATAAATCAATAAAGGAATCTTCCTCAAATAAACCGTCAGATTCTAATAAAATATTTAAGTTATCTCGTTCTGTTGATTCAGGAGCTAATTCAGGACCTCCACCTTCTGATGGTGGTGGCGGCGGTGGTGCTCCACCCCCTAAGTCACCCCCTAAGTCACCCCCCATGTCTCCACCTGGAGGTGGTGGTGCTCCGGCTCCTCCTGCGTTCTCAGTAGAACCTGATTTAGAACCGTAAAGTTTGTCAATGTTGTCAAATACACCTGTATGAGAAATGATGGTTGCAGTGTTAGTTAATTCAGCACCAACGGCTTTCTCAATACGTTGTTGTTGTAGGTCAAGTTTAATCTCTTCATCAGAGAAACCTAAAATATGTTTTTTAGCCCATGTTACAGATACAGGTGCAATACCTTCGATTGCGGTAACAGCATCTTTATAAGCTAATAATTTTTCTTTCCATACATCAATCTTTAATAAATCCGCCTGTGTAGATGGGTTTGTTAAAGCTAATGTAAAGTTTGATAACTCATCCTCAAAACCTAATAAGAATAGGTGAATGATTGCGATTTTGTTTAACTCGGCAATCATCGATTTTTGGATTCTATTAATTGTTCTAGCAAATCGAATATCCATAAGGGATAAGTTCTTACCATCACCAACAACTTCTTCAAAACCTAAGAACGCCTTAGGGACACGAAGAGCTGTTAATAATTTCTTTTGGATGTATTCGATGTCGGCAATCTCCGCTAGGTTCTGTGCACCTGGTAATGTGTCAATCGGACTTGGTGCTGCAGGGTCTCTAACAGGGATAAAATAATCTTGGTCAACAGCCATTTGGTTAAATCTCATATCGACATTACCAGTCTTTGAGTCAACCACTTGGTCTCTTTTGAATTTGTTAGCGACACGTTGTACATATGGTTCAACATCTTTGTCGTCCATGTTTCCAACATACACCTTGAAAACCCTTCTTTCAGGTGCTCTTGATGTTCTATAAATCAACATCGCGTCTTCAGATAATAAAAGTTGTTTCCAAATACGTCTTGCTTTTTCCAACATAGATGTACCATAAGGAAGTTTTCTATCATCACCTAACAATCTAAAGTGAGCAATTTCCCAAGAATTAAATTCCATATCCTTGGCTTTCCATTTAAAACGTAGACCTTTGTTTTCTTTCGGTTCGTCAACATTCGCTGACTTAGCGGCCATACCTCTTTCAAGACGTTCAATCTCTATGTTTGGTAATTGCATTGAACCTACAACACCTTTCTCAGCGTCGAGTTTCAAGTAAACAAAGTTATCACCATACTTACAAGTGTTTCTTGTCCACATAGGTAAGTTGGTGTTAATATCTAATACGTTGTTAAATAAATCAACAAGAATTGATTTGATTCGTTTTGATTCAGAATAAATCTGTAACATGTAACCATTTTGGTCAGCAGTTGTGGATTCTTCACCGTAGATATCTAACGCCGCAGATATCTCAGGGGTATATTCCATAGATTCATAGTCATAAAATGATGCCAAACGAGTTGGTTCATAATAAACGGCTTGTGTATATAAATTACTTTCAATCTTAGTCCAGTTGTTCGCTAAGTAATAAGTTTGTTGAGCTTGGAGTTTCTCCATCTCATACTCTTGCTTAGACGTGGTTCTAAGTAATTCTTTCTTATCTAATTTATAAGTTGGGTAGTCCTGATTTAATAACGCATTAGGACCGAAGGCTTGTGTTAACCTCTGCCAAACAGTATATTGTTTATTATTATTTTCCATGTAGTAAATCTAATTCTAAATATCAATAATTAAATAGTTAAGAGTTGGTTGGTCTATTGACTTCACCTGTATTATCACTACCTCTTTGTCTGTTTATTATATTGTTACCGCCAGGTTTAACGGTGCTAATACCCTTACCCTCAACATTTAATTTTGAACCATTAAATTTGTTTCCTGATTTTTTACGTTGTACTAGTCCCATCTTAATTTTATTTATAAATATTATCTAACACCAAATAACCAACCGTATCTTTGGTAATCTTCTCTACTGATATTTTGACCCCCATATTGACGAATCCTTTCTTGAGCGTGTGGTATTACAGGATTAAAACTAATAGCTTCATGTGATTGTGTATTTGAATTAACCGACCAAGACTCAATCATAGCTTTTGTGTGTTCGGTAACTTTGGTTAAGTTTGCGAACGATGATTCGGCAACATAAGTTGCCATGGCAATTGACATGATTAAGTCATCGTGGTGACCTTTTTGGTGGTCAGGTCTACCGTTGATATAAACAAAAGTATTCATCTCGTTATACAAACGACTACTATAGATTCTAAATCCGTGTCTCATCACCTCCTCAAAAGAAGCAATGATTTGAACACGTTTGTTGTTAAAGTTAATACCAGGAATCTTTTCAGCGGCTTTTGGGTCATACTTCCATTTGTTGGTACTATCCACACCATCCACATACAAGTTCTTGAAATTCATTTCTTGTAATTTTCTTGATGTAGAGACGCCCATACCACCAGTGATATCAATTACGACAAAACAAGAATACATATTAGCCCATTTGTAACAAACCTCGGCCATTGTATCTGGAGGTAATTTACCAACGAACTCAGCGACTTGTTCCCTCTCATCAAAGTCAATGATTTGGAATGAACTAAAGTCCTCACTATCACCACGGCTAACATCGACACCCATCACATACTTATGACCAACAACAGGTTCCTTCCATATCCATAAAGCGTTGCCCATCATCTTATTACCAGGTTCACGAATCATATTCTCACGAACAGTTTGCATTAATTTAGAATCAAATACGTTATCACCTGAACCCAAGAAGTTACATTCCAACTCCTGAGAAACTTTACGTTTGTCGTATTTTAATTTCTTAACCATTGCCTCAAACCATGTGGAACTTGGTTTGTAACCTTGATTCATTAATTCTTTTAATTCTTCGTAATCACGTTCTTTAAATGGTTTTTCCCCCCAACTGATAATATCCTTTTCATTATATTCTTCTTTATTTAACAAATAATGGATAATATCGTCAGTCTTAACAAGATATAAATCTCTGGCGTAACGAGGGTCTCTAAACCAATACATCTCGGTAATCTTGAAGTCATTCATGTTCCTCAATGCTTGGTCGTAAATCTCGTAATAAATTGGGTCGTATCCGTTAGGTGTAGACACAACGATTACCTTACCACCCGTAGATAGTGATGCCATACAAGCCGCCCAGAAGTCACTATCGGCTTCAATAAACGCCGCTTCGTCAAATACAAGAATCGTAGGGGTAAATCCACGTAAGGCATCCTTAGATGTTGCAACGGCTTTAACCTCACAACCATTAGTTAACTTATAATGTTTTTGAGAGTTTTTTTCAGGTGCAAAATCAACACCTGTCCAACTTGGCCATTGACCAACAAATGCACGAATTTTATTAGCCATCTCTAAAGAGGTGTCCAATTTATTCGCGATAATAAGAATTTTTTCTGGTTTAAGTTTTTTAGCAAAAACTAATTTTCTTGATATCCAAGCTGCGGTTACGGTTGATACACCCGCCTGACGATATTTTAACGCAATGTTTTCGTTATACTCTTCGTAATCCTGTAATAATGATAATTGGTCAGGGAATAACTCTAACGGTACGTAACGAGACGCTGTGTTATCGTAAGTCTGTAGATAGGTCTTTAAGGCGTATTGTACGTCTTTCTGACATTTAACATATTCAATTAAAACTTGTTCTTTTGTTAAATTAGACATCAATTAGATTAATTAGCTTCTTGATATCCCCAAGCCACCTAATAAATCATCAAGGTCATCATCACCTAAATCATCGTCGTCTGATGAGTAAGCTTGTTCAGCCTCGTACTCATTTAATTCTTTAACAATTTCATCAACCATTCTTTGAATGAATTGATTCCCTTGTGGGTTACCTGAAAGGATAAGTTTAGCCACTCTGAAAAATTCCTCTGCATTTAATTTGGAGAATCTCATAAACAGGTAGTGTTGGATGTGTTTCATATCATCCTCAAACAATTCCATTGGATATGCCGCCATGAATTTTTCCCAGAAGATTGGACCTAAACGAGAGTCCCAAATCTCAGCTGGTAAAGTATCTTCAGCCTTCATAACCATTTCTTGTTGTCTTGGGTCATCAGGTAATCCATGAGTACCAAATACTTCATAAACACCTTTAACCAATTCGTGTACTAAAAGGGGGAAAGTCATTGCTCTCGCCTTTACTGTTGGTGGGTCAGTTTCAGTATCAATTTCTTCT